GGAATACTTTCACGCAAACGTCGAGCCGATATTTAACGAGATAGGGCTGACACTTGAAACGGCTTCGCACGGCCTCGCCACGGTTGATATGTATTCGTTGAAAGGCGAGTTAGGCATTCCGGCATTTACTGAAAACGGAGCATTGAGTACATTCTGCTCAAATGAGTGGAAACGGCGGGTTCTCGTTAGATATTTACGCACTCTACGCTATGGGCCGAAGAAGCCAGTGCGGTCGTGGATAGGAATCAGCGTGGACGAGATAGGACGGGCAAAGGACAGCGGGCTTGCGTGGAACGAGAACTACTATCCATTGCTATTCGGCGTAACAATGTCACGGGCTGATTGCCGTCAACTCATTTACGATTACGGACTGCCCGAACCGCCGAAATCAAGTTGTTGGATGTGTCCGTATCGCAGAGACCCGCAATGGCGGCGACTGCGTGACCACTATCCAGCAGACTTTGAAAAGGCCTGTCTGCTCGATGAAGAAATCAGGGCAAAGGATAAATTTAATGCGGTCTATTTACACGACTCTCGACAGCCTTTGCGAGATGTGGATTTTAACGAGAAGGAGAGCAATCAAGGCTCGCTATTCGGAGAAGTCAAGCATTGCGATAGCGGGATGTGTTGGGGTTAGAAACAAAAAAAAATATGAGACACACGTATTCTTTACAGACCGAGACGATCAAAGTCTTAAAAGGCAATGAGGCACATATTGCCGATGCGATGGACGTTTCTGACCGCTACATTTACGCGATACTCGGCGGGAACGAGACAGACCCGTTCGCCAAGTTCCTGACGCTTTACTCAGCGGCGGTTCGTTCAGGTGCGCCGACACGGTATTGGGACGAACGGCTAAAGGCTTGTCGCTTGCGAAATGAGCGCCACGGTAAGCTCGACGCATCGACAGAGGCGGCAAGGTTAGCATCGGAAGCGGCGGACGTGTCAGCGGCGTTTATTGAGGCAAGGGATAGCCATACAAAATTGCGGGAAGTCCGCGAAGAGATAGCACAGGCGAAACGGCTGGAGCGAGCGTTGATTGACGAAATGCGGCTAAGCGATGCACCGAAAACCAACGGGCATATCATCGACGTTCGCAAGATCGGGCGGGATGCGGTGGCGGCTAAGAGGGGGATGGGATGAACGCACAGGCAACACTTTTCGACATAGCCGCTCAATCCAAGTTTGAGGAGTTCCACGCTGACAACCCGCACGTCTTTGAGTTGTGGGAAAAGCTAACCTTTCGGGCTATTGACCGGGGATATAAAAACATCGGAGCAGCGCTCATTCGTGAATTGATCCGCTGGGAAACGGGGATCACGACTACGGGCAGCAGTTACAAAATGCCGAATGAATTCACGCCCTACTATGCACGGCTCTTTATGAACACACACCCACAGCATCAGGGATTCTTTAGAACGAAAACAGCGGCGGCAGATGAGGAAATGGGGCTGGAAGTATGAAAAAGCACCTCTACTACATAGACGGCTATGATGTCCGCGAATTGCCGTGGACGCGGGAACGCGATGCGAGCGTGTATCCGATTTTCTATGCTACGCGGGTCGAGGCGTTGAAGGTCTTGCGGCTTAATTTGCTGACAGAATCGTTCCGCATTAATCAGTTGTTAGCGGATGTCAACGAGGAATTGAAAGAGCAATGAAACAAGCAGAACACGAACACCAGGTTGCCGTTTTCCAGATACTCGCACTAAATGAGGCTCAATACCCGTGGCTCAAGTTCGCCTACGCCGTGCCCAATGGTGGGCATCGTCACCCGGCAACGGCTGGTAAGTTGAAAGCCGAGGGCGTTAAGCGAGGCATTCCAGACATTTGCTTGCCGTTTCCCAACAAACCTATGAACGCGGAATCGTCGCCGCATTTTGCGGGAGCGTATATCGAATTGAAAGCGGGCAACAATAAAGCCACGCCTGAGCAGAAGGAGTTTCTGGAGTTTGTAAACGCTCGCGGCTTTGTCGGGATCGTGGCTCGCGGGTGTGAGGAAGCCTTGGATTTTATCGAATATTACATTGGCGGGACATTGCGAGGGCGAGGATGTAAAGAGCGTGGCGACTATTACGCCGGTTTATAGGCTTAAGAAGAAGCTGGTAAAAGCGGCGTTAGGGATAGATATTCGGGAGGTTCAGTAATTTATGGCGTACTTTTCAAACGGCTCGGAAGGGTCGGATTACGAGGATCGGTATTGTTCAAACTGCGTCAACTACCGCGACAGGGATTCATCAATTCCTTTGAGTGACGGAATAGAATCGTGTCCAATTTGGGACATCCATTTTTTCTATAACTACGACCAGTGCGGCAAGACGAAACTTGCTAAGACAATAGCGAACATTCTTGGCGACCTGATACCGCGCCGAGAGGACGGCTTTGCAGGCGAGTGCAAGATGTTTAGAGCGCGAGGGGCAACCGATGCTGACAACTACGCCAAAACGCTCAGAGAATCGGAAAAGCCTGTATTTGGAGAATGGTTAGGATGACACCCTGCGACCATTGCAGCATTCGCGTCAACTGCGATCTATTAAGTTTTGCCTGTCGCCTTAAACCAAGCGAAGTATGGCGACTGCGACCAGATTTAATAATGCCGACACGCAGGCAAAAGCTCCAGATGCGAGATGAACAGCGACGGCGTGAACAAATTGAACGCGATAACGCTAATCCGTTTGGCGTATTCGCAAGGCGACGGAACCGGCAGAGGGCAATATGACAAACGAAATCACATTAAAGGCATTTTTAATCGAGCGGGGCTATACGTTTTACGATGCCCACAGCGGACAGCCTGACTATATCATCGGCAACTATTACCGAATTGATCGCACCCGCAATGTGCCGGATTGTATCTCGAATGATAAACCGCCTCAATTTGCTATCGAGGAAACGTCGATGGAGTTGAATGGCGAGGATTGGCACAGGGTCAGTATCGGCATATGCAATGAGGCTCCGCAAGGGTGGATAGATTTCAAGTTTTACGGTTTGTCGCCAAGTGATTTAATCGAGCGACTTGACGAGTTGGAGACGGCGTTGCTCAAGGCGTGGGCAGGGCTGTTTGAATAAAAATGAAAACAGGCACAATACAATTCCAAGACCCAAACTTTCGAGCCGTAACCCCGCGATCCGCTAACGATTACATAACGCTTGCTGAGTATCGAGCGAAAAAGGAACGCGACGGGCAACTGCAATGGTATCGAGACTTGCTGGAGTCGCTGGAAAAAGGAACGCCGGGGGATATCGAGGATGCTAAGGCGGCGGTTCGCGGGGCAATTGCATTATTAACACGAACATAAGCTATGCCCACACAAGAACCCAAACGCTGCCCTCGCTGTAAACGCGCCGCCCAGGACGTTACGACTGATGGCGTTGACCTCTACTTCAAAGGCGAGCGAGTCCCGCTCAAGCCCTTGCGAATAAAGTTCCCGTGTCCGTGGGTTGATTGTGACGGCTCTGTGTTGTGGAATAGTGAACGGGATAGGAAGGATTTTGGGGTGGCGAAATAAGGAGAAGATGAAAATATGATGGATATGCAGAAACTTATGGATTTAATTAGTGAGTCGGGACGTGCGGAGCGTCACGATAATGGTCAAAAGACGTTGGGCTATTTTACGGGACGTGATGTCACTAATTCCCGGCGATCTGCCGTGCCGCTATGATACGGGCGAGAACTTCGGCTTAGACCCTGTGGAGTATGGGCGAGAAGATGCAATTAGTAATGAATATTTTAGCCGTTCAGCCTACGACACCGCTTATTCCAAAACCGCGTTTCCATCTTGCTATCGTGGCTACTATTCAGACTGCACATTCAACGCAGAGATGGATTTTCCCGTTTCGACCGTTGCCCACGTCCTATCACTGGTAAATGGAGCCATCGGCAAGACCTTTAACGGATACAAAGGCGGGCTGAACATGTTTACTGACGGAACGCTCGTGTGGGGCGGCTGCACATCGCATAGCTCGACTGGTGATGACCGGCAAGTGATGGGCGTGGAAATTATTGACGGCGAGTGCATTATTAAAACGAGTCGTGACGAAAGCAACGACTAAACCACAACGGATAGAAAACATCTTGTAATCACACACAAGATAGGCTAACATCGTAGATAATTTATTGACGCGCCCGGATGAATTTAGGCGCACGAGGGAATGAACGACCTCGTAACTTGTAAGGAATGCTTACAGGTTGCGGGTCGTTTTTCTTTTCATTTCGCCATAATGAAAAACAATTACAAAGTCTCAAGCGATGGGATCAACTTGCTCGTTGAATTTGAGGGCGAGGTTTTGAAAGTGTATAAAGACCCGATCGGCTTGCCCACGCTCGGCGTTGGTCATTTAGTCACGCCTAACGAAAAGAAAGATTACCCCGTTGGTAAAAAGATTACCCGTGCTGAGTCTCGCCAGTTCTTACGCCGTGACCTTGCAAGGTTTGAGGACTGCGTAAACTCCAGCGTTAAGGTTCCCATTACGCAAAATCAATTTGATGCTCTTGTATCGCTTGCGTTCAACATCGGAGAAGGTGCGTTCAAGCGATCATCCGTATTGCGTAACCTCAATGCCCGAAAGTTCGACGCGGCGGCTGATTCATTCAGAGCGTGGAACAAGGCAGGCGGCAAAACATTACCAGGGCTGACACGCCGACGAGCCACAGAGCGATCCGTGTTCCTTACGCCCGACGAATCGGCGGAAACTCAATCAACTAACCTCAGCGAATCACCTTCCATTGTAAAACTACAGGATGAATCAGCCGGCGCTACTAACGTCGGTAATCTGCTAAGTAATGAGCTTCCGCCGAACTCTGACTCAGTGGTTATTGAAAAAGAGGATTTGCCGCCGATAGAGAACAGCTACGTTAAACGCAAATGGAAACAGATCACGGCATGGTGGGGCGGCATCGGCGGCCTTAGCGTGGTCAAAGAGAACACGGACACGGTTAGCCAAATGACAGGCGGCTGGCGGCCTGACCCTGTAATTATCGGCTGGGTCATTGTCGGCGTTATCGCGCTGTTTTTCATTTGGTTTTTCGGCGGCTGGATAGTTGAAAAGGTAATCAAGCCGTTACTGTCACGATGGCTCACCATCAGCTTGGTCAAAGCGAACACCACGCCGACGAATACGGTTGACGTAGCGTTGCCTGACCATCTGGCGGCACTTGAGAAGCAGGGATATACGATTGTGAGGCGAAGTTAATGTTTTTATCAATCCTCAAAAAACTAGGCGGGTTAGTTGCTGACTACTGGTATATCGCAGGGCCGGTTCTGGTGCTTCTGCTTATTATCTTTGGCTATGGACTTCAGCGGGCGTGCTACAAACCCGCAAAGCTGGACGAGAAATCTATCCAAGAGGCTCAAAAAGCGGTAGAGGATCGCAACCACGAACGTCTGGCAGAGATACTCACGAACGCCGATGTCAAGGAAAAGATAATCACGGGCGAAGTCGCCAATGCCGCCGCGAATACAGCCGCCGCGAAGTATGAGGCGAAGAAGAAGTATGACGCGATGACACCTAGCGAATTGGCGGCAGAATTGGAGGCGAGAAAATGAAACAGATAGCAATATGCATTTTCTGCATAATCCTTTTCGCCATATCGGCATCAGGGCAAACCGATTGCACCGTCACGCCTCGAGATTGTGCATTGGTATCAAAGGCGGCGTTAGTGAAAGCGTTGACAGATTCCGACACCGTGAAAGCCCAAGCTGCAGAGATTATGACGCTCCGTGAGGCGGTCGTTAAGCAAAAGGAAGTCACGGTTGACGTTAAAATCGAACTCGCCAAAGCCATCGGACAACTGACCGGCGCACAACAGGAACTCGTATCAGCACGGGCAATGCTGGACTTTGTTATGAAAAATGGCCGGAATAAATGCGGCGGGTTTACGATCTTTTGTATGCAGAAGTAACAGGTAACCACGTGAATGAAAAACTTCCACTTTTTATTGATTACGTTTGCCGAATGGCTGGAGGCGAATGTGTTTATCGTTCTAATGGCGGGCTTTACGTGGCTGACATCGCTCGGCGGGCTTATCTGGTATCTGCGGGGCGAACTGTCATCCATAAAGGCAACAGGGCAGGCGAATGGAGAGAAAGTGGAAGCTCTAGGTAAACAATTCGCCGACCACGCGGACGATCTTGACGCACACGTTCGTGACGGCAATATGCATACGACGTTTGAATATCGGCAAAGCGTGCAAGCCCAGTTCCTTGAGATAAAAAAAGATATGCACGAAGGCCATAACAGGATAGAGAACAAGCTGGATAGGTTGGTGGATAGGCTGATTAAATGAGGAAAATACTACGGGAGGTAATTAAAATTGTCTCGGCTCTTGGCTTTCTGGCGGTATTTGGATGGGTTCTGTTTAGTCACGCCGCTTGTCAGGTCACAAAGTATAAGATCGGTGATGTCACCTGTTTTCGGCAGAGCGGACAACAGGCAACGGTGCGTTGGGTATATCGAGAATTTAAGGGAATACCGCGACCGACAACGTATGTGGTCTTAAGCGTAAACGCACTGAATCAGATGTATGAGGTCACGGTTCCAGAGCCTGAGTTGGTGGAGTGCAAGTAAATGCTAACTCCCGGCGAAATAGAACAAGCCCACAAGGTAGAACGCCAGTTGGTTATTCTTTTTGATAACCTGGTCAGTGAATACGGGCGAAAAGTGGCAGAGGCAGGGCGGATATATTTCAACCGCCGGCTGAGTGAGGACAGGGCAATACAAAACCTCAATGATGTACGAGCAGGCAAAACAAGCGATCCTCTCGCACGGTAACGAATCGCTCACAGCGGCATTCGTCAATCGCACCTCGGACGGGATATTTTGGCGAGTTGGCAAGGCTTACGCTCCACGACAATATGACAAGGATGTAATAAAGCTGCTGGAACAGGGAATGGATCGCTCGGAAGCGGAAGATGTCGCGTTATATCGCCAAGTTTGGTTAGGGTATGAGGTTCTCACGGATTCACTGAAACTTGATCTTTGATAAAACGAATATGCCAAAACACGTCCCTCTCACTGACGAAGATAAGGCTCTAATAGCGACTGAATATGCAGAGTTAGCCGCGAGCGGGATGTCTAAGACAAATGTTGAAGATTGTCTCGCGGTTAAGTTCGGCATCAATAGCCGGACGATACGCCGTTATCGCAACGGGCCGGAACCGCTGACCTCAAGCGATTTCGAGATGCGGGAAGCAGGCGAATACGTTAAAGCTACTACATCGACGCTCTATGACGAACACGGCAACGTCAAACTTCGATGGGTCAAGGCGGATAAGGCACAAGATGCTGAGAGGTTCAAGGAATGGGCAACGACGCTGGCAGAGGACTTGCCGAAAGCCAAGCCGATAGCACCGCAGGGCGATTACTCCAGCGACACGCTCACGGTTATACCGTTTGGCGATCCGCACCTTGGAATGTATTCGTGGGAACGTGAGACAGGTGCAGACTTCGATTTACAGATTGCCACAACTGATCTTTGCAATGCGGTTGACCATCTCGTTAAACGGACACCGCAATCGAAAGAATGTTTGATAGCTAATCTCGGTGACTATTTTCACAGCGACTCCAACGCCGGGGTCACGCTGCGAAGTAATCATAAGCTGGATACCGATTCACGATGGGCAAAGGTTCTACTAGCTGGACTAAAGGCAATGCGGCAATGCATCGCATCGGCGCTAGACCATCACGAACGGGTGACGGTGATAAACGCGATAGGTAATCACGATGACCACACGTCAATGTTTTTGACTATTGCATTAAGCAATATTTACGAAAATGAGCCACGGCTCACGATAATTGATAATCCGACGATAACGCATTATTACCAATTCGGGCAGGTAATGATAATCGTGCATCACGGTCACACGATCAAGATGGATAAATTGCCATTACTGGCAGCGGCGGAACAGCCAAAGATGTGGGGCGAAACTAAGTTCAGATACGGATTGACCGGGCATATTCACCACGACTCGAAAAAGGAGTTTAACGGGATGGTCGTTGAATCATTTAGAACATTAGCACCAAGAGATGCTTGGACAGCATCAATGGGCTATTTATCAGGAAGGGATATGAAGGCGATTATCTATCATCGCAACTTCGGAGAGGTCGCACGGCACGTAGTCAGCGTGGATATGCTGAGACAGGGATAAGATGCCAAGCACAGACTACACAATTTGCCGCCACGAAGATTGCCCAATAGCGGACAACTGCTGGACGTATGGCAGGCCGTATGATCTGCAAGGGCAATCATACGCAAACTTTATACCGGAAGTAGATACGGAAGATGATTTTGAATGCAGCCGCTTTGAGGCATATCCAGAGGATTAACATTATGCCAATCAAACACCTAAACAACGCAGTCCGCCACGCGAATCCTAAACTCTACGGGATCGTGGAGAAGATGCGGCGGGTGGGGGAGAGGGCAAGGCGTGACTATATCTACGTGCCAAACGGCAACTGGCTGGATGATGGCACAGGGCGAATGACTTTCGATGCAGTTGATGGAGCAACGCGATATAAAGTCTGCCCAGTCGAGTTCAAAAACTTAACCTGCGAGGAGTTCGCCGCAAACGATAGTGTATTGATGGAGCAGATAACCGCGCAGTGTGATTATCGTGCTATGTGGGCTGCGTGTAGTTGCGACCAGCCACGTGGGCATACTGGCCATCATACTGTTTTATGATGGCGGGCAGGTTGTAGATGATTCGCGGCAAGGGCGTGGTTTGTAAGGATTGGAAGTGAGTGAAGTAAAGCTAACAACAAAGCAAAGACTGTTTGTCGAGGCGTATCTGGCTGACCCAAATGCAACGGCAGCGGCTAGAAAAGCGGGATACTCAGGAAGTGATAATACACTTTCGCAGCGCGGATTGGAGTTAGTAAGGAATAGTAAGATAGCCGCGCTACTTGAAAAGCGGATTGAGCAAGCGGCAATGACAGCTGACGAATGGCTTTCGGGCGTGGCAACTTTAGCCCGTACTGCTGAGAAGGACTCCGACAAACTCACGGCGTTTGGCTTACTTGGCAAGCCGTTGAATCTGACGAATAACTCGACAATGAACCTTGTCGCTAAGTTGAAAGTGAAAGAGGTCATTAGACCCGCGATCAAAAAGTAGATGCACGGAGACGCACCGCTAATTCAAGAAGTGCCGATGGATTTCAGTGACCCTGATCTCTTTAATTCGTCGTACATTCCGATGCTTTATAACAAGGCGGAGTTTTTGCATCTGTTCGGCTCGGCAGGTTCGGGCAAGTCAAGGTTTGAAGCACAAAAGGAAATCATCGAATCGTTTGAGCCTGAGCGGGAAGGACGTAAGACGCTTTGCATTCGTAAGATTTTCAATACGCTCCAGCACAGCATCTATGCTGAACTCAAAACGGTAATCTCTGAATGGGAATTTGACGAACATTTCGAGATTCTCAAATCGCCGTTACAGATAACCAATAAAACCACGGGCGTGACGTTCCTGTTTATCGGGCTGGACGATGTGGAGAAGGTGAAGTCCATATCAGGCGTTGACCGCATCTGGATAGAGGAAGCCACGGAACTCGACACCTTGCAAGAATTGCAGCAATTGCGATTGCGTCTGCGTGGATTCGATAAGGTGCAGATCACGCTGACCTACAATCCGATAAACGTCTATCATTGGCTTAATCAAGAGATACACGAAAAGCGACCGGCGAACCATTTCATATTTAAATCGACGTACCGCGATAACGAGAAGATGCTTGCGGTATCACCAGATTATGCGAGTTACATCGAAAGCCTCAAAGATAGTGACCCAAACTACTACAAGGTCTATGGACTTGGCGAATGGGGGCAGAACAGAGAAGGGCTTATCTATCCAGATTATACAGTTGCCGACAACATCCCTGAGCCTCAATTCTACGGCCTTGACTTCGGCTACAATGACCCGACAGCCTTGGTTGCCGGTTGTATCAGTGACGTTCCTGGACAATCCCGTAAATCTCTAATTTGGCACGAATGCCTCTATGAAACAGGACTGACCAGCGACACTCTTATAACTCGACTTAACACATTGGGCATTAGTAAACGATTGCCGCTTATCTGCGACAACGCCCGACCTGAGATGATAGCCGACATAAAAAAGGCGGGATTCAATGCCAAGCCTTGCACTAAATACAAAGGCTCGGTGGTCGAGGGTATCAATGCGGTCAAGGGATATAAGCTTCAGATAACAGCGGGGAGCAAGAACCTGTTTCGTGAGGTGCAGAACTATTCGTGGTTAGAGAAAGACGGCAAGTTTATGGACGATACACCGAAGGGCGGAATTGATCACCTTGTGGACGCGGGACGCTATGGGTTGGAATCAGTAAATGTTATCCCGTTCGATGTCTCACATTTCCGAATGTAAATATGTGGAATCTCTTTGGGCATCCCCGGCATTTGCTGTGCCATCAGCACTGGCTTAACCTTCGCCGCCTCTGCCTCTTCCTCATCCAGTATCGCCTTAGCATCATCAGCCGTTGCGTCAGGCGGGAAATAC